CAGGCCGCGCGGATTGCCGGTCCAATAGCTCGGTATGCCGTTCGTGTCCAGGCGCATCAGGTAACGCCCTAACCGTGCTTCAACGTGATAGAGGGACGGGTCAAGCAGAACCCCATTCTCTACCACGCTGGCCACGTCTTGCGCGCCTGGGGCCGGGAGATAGAGCATGGTATCCCCCGGCCCGTCCAGGTAGTACACGGCGGTATCAGTGCCAAATGCAAAGCCCATGATCTGAATCGCGGTATCGGTTGCGTTCGTGATCTCAAAGCCGATCGCTTGCATCGTCGCACGATCGTTCGTTTCGAGCTGCAGCGCCGATAGCACTTCGTCAACCGTCGTGTACTGAATCATGCTCTATTTCTCCGTTTTGCGCGGGACGGTCGGTGCTCTTGGCTCATCGCGCGTTGGCGCATCACGTCGCACCGGGATTCCTTCGACGGGTGGCGGCCCACCAATGACGGCCTCTCCCGTTTCACCATCGATCCAGCCGCCCTTATCCGGTACCGGCGCCGTCTCACCTTCGCGTGGGGCGGGTGTTTCTTCGCTCATGTCCATTTCCCTTCTCACTATGATTCGTGGCTTCATCATGCCTATGCAAGCGTGCCGGCGCACTTGCAGATCAACCAGGGCCGCTCAACGAGCACAACGCTATCCATCTCGCCCAGGATCGTGACCACGTTGGACTTGAAGCCGAGCGCCTCAGACGCCCGCACAGTTGCTTCCTCGCCGACATAGACGGTTGTGGAGCTGGAGAAATCGCCCACCAGCGCCGTGCCGGTTGCGATCGATGCCAGGCGAATGATCCTGTACTGGCCGAACCGCTCACCCTGGATCAGCGGATTGAACTTATTGGCGGTGTACTCGGCCTCGATCAATGCGGCATAGTCGCCGGGATTCATCAGGATCGCGTCGACCGTGCCACCATTGCCTTCGACAATGCCGATCGCACTAAAGATTTGCCCGGTCAGTGTGGTCGGGGTTGCACCAACCGTCTGAATCACCTGGCCCAGAATACCCAGCATCTGCGGTGCCGTTGCCGGCGCGACAACGGTTCCTGTTCCGGCGATGATGCGCTGTTGCACCTTTGACAGCACGCCGGTTCGCATCTCGCTATCGATGATCGCCCGCAGGCCGGGGAGATACCGCAGCACCTGACGTGGTACGTCCTTCCAGTGAGCGATCGTCGTCATCTGGATCGTCGCTATACTACCGGCGTTAGTGGACTCGACTTTTTGCTCGGCAAACGCTTGCTCTCGCGCGTTGTTGGTGAACGTCAGCGGGAGGTACGGCACGGTGAGGTCATTCCACGGCACGGTTCGCAGGAACGACAACAGCGGAAAGGTTATGCCGGTTTCAAGCGGTGCGATAATCCGCACATTGCCGTGCGCGTGGGTCAGGTTGCCCGGAACAAACGCCGCCTTCTGTTCGAGAAACGGATAGAATACGGACGCCGGTACCGATTCCTGAACGTTGTAGACGCCATTGCGCGGATTCTTGAACTCACGGGATTCGACCACATAGTCGGAGAGTGACTTGGTTTCGTCGGCTGCGGCCATGCCATCACGGACCGGGCCGTCATACCGCGCGCGGGCGTTGAGAGGCGCATCGTGCAGCCCATCGGCCTTTTGCTCGATTTCGAGCGCCTGTTGGTAGCCGGACACAAACTCATCGTGCGCGGCGATGCGTGACTTGACCTCATCCGTCAGCCGCTTCATTTCGGCTTTTTGCTCGTCCGTAGGGGCTGGCAGCTCGCGTAGCTCTTTGAGCTGGTCGCGTAGCGGTTCCATTTCCGTCCGTAGTCGTGCAGCATACACGCTCATTCCTACACCTCCAGAACAGCATCTAATCGGGCTAAGATGTCGTCCACTTCCGAGGGGCGGGCAGCGTCAAACTGCGGCGCGGCGTCGATAAGGGATATGTTGGTTGCGCCCAGGCCTGCGACCAGGGCTGCAATCTGATTCAGAACGTCGATATCGTTGTGCTGACCATGTCGCCAGCCGGCTTTCATTTCTTCCAGGACTTCAAGTGCCTTGCCGAGCCTGGTACGCGTTGCAGGATTGGCGGCGTGACCGGGCGCGGTTGTCGATACCTCATAGAGCACCAGCTCTTTGATCTGGCGCGCCTTGCGGCCATTGCTCAGCGTGCGCGGTTCGGATCGCACCACCTTATAGCCGAAGCTGGCCTGGTACGGGATACCGTCCTGTATCCCTTCAAAGACTTCGGCCCCGCGCCCTGACTTGAGATAGCGTGAGACACAGGCCATGCCGCCCGTTGCGTCGGGGTGTTCGTGCTGTACATCAGTCGGCAACTCGGCGCGCGTCAACGGTTGGAAGTCGAGAATCCGAGCAATAGCGGGCTGTTTCAGATCATGCATGTACAGATGCGGTATAGACTTCCCGCGCCGGTTGATCGTCTGCTTAAACGCACCAACATCTGTTATATCCCCGACGCTATCCAGACAATCCACGCTGAACAGCGTCGTGACATCGCGGTTGTCTATGTCGAGCACAGCGGTTGGTATATCGGCTTTGTATTCCATGCGCTCGGCATTCAAGGCGTGCAACGCTGCTAACGCATCAGCCGCGCGTGTCTCATCATCCATCGCTTACCTCCTGACGCGCCGGGAGTTCAAGCAGCGCCGGTCGCTCGGGCTGGCGGTCTGCCTTGAATACATCGCCGTCCGGCTCTGGCGGAAGCTGCAGCACAGCCCGGTATTCATTGAGCTTGACCGCGCCCGCATCATAGGCCGCGCGGTACTGCTCTACTTTGGCCGCGATATCCTCCTGGTATGGTCCCAGGCCGGACGGGTCAAAGCGACAGCGGACCAGCCCTAACAGCACCGCATCTTCTGATTCATACTTTGTCAGGATTGCCCAGTTTATGAAGTTTTCCCACTCGCGCAGCATTGGTAACGCAGTGGCATCCCAAAATGAACTCCACGCCTCAGTTAAATTACTGTACGTGGCTTTCAAAAGTCCTGCATAGGAATAAATTACGAGCGGTGGGACGCCAAAACACATCGCTATTCTTGTCTCGATGTACATTCTAAGTGTTTCATTGTCGAGTTCATCTAAACTCACGCCGATGCGCTCATAACTCAGGATGCGAGGATCGAGCACGGCCGGCGTGCCGGTTGCCGTGCCGTTGATGCCCCACAGCTTGCGCCAGACATCGCGGAAGGCGCTGGTTGTTTCCGTATCCCACTCATCCCGCGTTTTCACGATGCCAGTTGGCACGCCGGACCCGGCAAAGAACGAGCGCAGAAAGTCATTGGCAACCTGATCGGCTTCGATCGCTCCGAGTGCTGCCACAAGGGGAGGCACGTCAGCCCACAGCACCGCCCGGCGCGTGATCAGGTCGTCAACGCCGAAACGCACGGTGCGACCTTCGGGCGGTTGCCAGGTATAGCCGGTCAGGATGCCGCCCTCATACTCCTCTTTGATATAGACCGGGTTCAGCGGATTCAGGCCCTCCAGCCGGCTGCCGGCGTACAGCGGCTCGATATAGCATCTGCCGATCGAATCGTATGAGGCCTCAAGCGATCGCCAGAAGCTGGGAGTATCGATGTTCGGCCCCGGTCGTCTCAGCAGCGCGGTCAATTCGTGGTCATCATCCACGAGGTATGAGCCGTCTGCCTGCTTGCGCTCTACCAGGAACTTCGGTTCTATGAGCGCCTTCTGGCGTTCCTTCATGCAGGCAAATACGATCTCATTCAAGCTCATCTGTTGCAGCAGCGTTGCCGGCGAGCTGTCCAGCATGCGGTGCGCCGTGCCGTCCAGCCCAATATCCCAGCCGACGAGATCGCGGCCCTGAATCAATGACAGCCCGGTTGCCGGACCAGAGCGCATCGCGCCGCCAGTGGCTGCAAACGTCGCATCCAGCGATCGGCCCGTGGCGGCTTTGACCAGACGATTGGCGGTGTATCGCATCATGATAGGCCGTGTCCTGCTGAGTAATGAATGCCGAGGTCAACCGCTGCAAACACCATCGCGTCTAGCCTGTTCGGACTCTTGCCCGTGCCGTCAAAAGACACAAGCTCATCTTCCAGGTCAGGGAACACGCCCGCCATATGAAAGCGGCCATGCTCGGACAGGGATGCAACCGGATCGGCCCGGACGAGCTTCCCGCGCGATGAGTGGACGAGTTGCACATGTGGAGCGCCTGGGACCGTCTCAAGGACAGAGGCGCACATCTCCCCGCCAAAGTTGGATTCAGCAACGATCCGGTTCGCGTTCCAACGGTGATAGGCTGCGACGGCTTGACCGGCCCACTTCGCCGGTGAGCCGTTGACCGTGCAATCTTCGAGCACATAGCCGTGCCGGTTGGCATCCTTGCCACAGACCACAATCCCACAGGCATCCCCGCCAGTGGACCCGGTTGGGTCAACCCCTACGGTGATGCTGATGAGGTCCGGTATCCTCGTGACGCGGGTATCGTCCAGCAGCTTGCGGGTCCACAACGCGCCCGGTACATCGTCCAGAAACACGCCGTCTATTTCCTGCCGTGCCATGCGTGCGGTATAGACCTGTTCGAGCGATGCCACAAAGCCGGGTGGTAAATACCGATTCTCACGAGTTGACGAGGTGATCAATTCGTAGTCCGGCCCGCTCTGTACGACCTTCGACAGCCAATTCATACCGCGCGGCGTACTTGTGGCCCACGCGCGGCCGGGTGCGAGTCTCAGCCGGCCAATCATCACGTTCCAGGCTTCAACGTCCATCATGGCCGCTTCGTCCAGGTAGAACCAGCCGAGATTGGGACCGCGCAAGCGATCCGGATCGTCGGCACTCCTGAACATGATCACTTTGCCGTCCGTCAGTTCACAGATACCATCGACCTTGCCCCAGTTCTTGATGACCTTGCCACGGCGTGCGAGGTCCATAAACGTGCGGAGTGTCGCATCTCGGAGCATCGGATAGGTCGGGGCTATAACCATACCGACGCTGCGCGCAGGCTGGCGTAACACTTCAACGCATCCGGCCCGCGTTTTGCCACTGCCGACGCCACCCACAAAGAACCTGAATCGTGCCGGCGATGTCCAGAACGCATATTGCGGCCCGGTCCTGCTGGTATGTCGCAGAACGCGCGGCTTATTCGGTTGTATCGCTGCTGCTGTCACTATCCACGCCTATGTCTACGTCATACGTTCCGATCGTGCCGCCATGCTCGATTCGTTGTTTGAACAGACCGTGATACGTTCCGAGCTTTTCAAGTGCTGATTGTGCGTCATACAATTCAATCCCAACGTGCGTACTCTTGTCTGTCTCCGTTTTCGTAAACTTCTTGATTAAGTGCATCTTACCGGCCCGTTTCGCTTTGCCAAGATTGAGCGTTGCTGTCTCAGCATCAGTAAAATCGTCCATCGTGGCCCGCGCATGGTCCGCTAATCGTTGCAACACTTCACCAGCCGGCATGATCTGGTCAATGTGCTGTTTGATAGCAGCGGCGATATTAATGTTTGTTAACATCAGCGATGCCATAGCGGTCAATGACGCCCGCGTTCCTTTGTATCCCGCGCGGCTTGCTGCCTCTGTCCCGTTCCACGTATCGCAGTAGTGAGCAACGAATAACTGTTGTTTCGGCGTCAGTCCGGCCATTCACGGCGTCCAGCCCGGTACTGGCTTAACGACCAAGAATGTGTGGTCCTCTTTTTGAACGTAGATATATCGAAGATACCCGTCCGGCCATATCTGGAACTCGCCCAGCGCGTAGTACTGATCCGGGTCATAGGCCCATATGACCGTACTCTTGCCGTCCGGCGTTTGCTTCCAAACCAACCCACCAACCCCGCTGTTCGGCCTGGTCGCTGCGAAGATGACCCCGGCGCCGTCCATCACCACTTGCGGATTCTCTAGGTGTGCGGTGTTGCCGTCCGGTAGGCGCACGATGATCGGCTCAGTCGGCGCCACCCGGGCGCCCATCACCCAGGCCAGCCAGATCACGACGGCGGCTATGATGAGCTTCACCCGGTCCTCTGCAAGCACGATCGATGGACAAAGCCGATGCCAGCCGCGTGATGCAACCAGATCGGATCAGCGCCAACCGGATCGCCTATCTTGACGGTATCGGATTGGAAGGTATCGCCGTAGGGGATGACCG